AGCAACCTACTTGGGACGTCCACAGGATCTATGGACGCTGCCACACAGCTATTCCCTAGACAAAGCTTAGAATACCTTTTAAGGATGGCAGAGCCATACTCTATGGAGGCGGGGGTTGGTGGCTCATATAATTCTGTTTCTGGCTCTATAACGCTTCAGACAGGACGACAAGACTACGACATCTATGAAGAGCTAAAAGATACAGCTGGAAACTTGATGGTAAGCGCCAGCGCAAATAACCCACGATCTAAAATGCGCATCCGTGAAGTCTTTCACTTTGATCCACAGTCTGCTTATAGATTTTTCGATACAGATTCTTCTATCAACTATCTTAATAACGAATTCAGGTTCGAATCATTTACACCTGAGACAGTGTTTTATGTTTTACCGGTTTTTGAAGATGTTTTGAGAGCCGGCCAGATGAAATTGTCAAATCGCGTCAGACGATCAAACTACTCTTACAGGATTGTTGGGTCTAAAATAAGAATTTATCCAATTCCCACTCAAGATAATCCAGCAAAATTGTTTATGCTAATATCATATACTCCGAATCCGCTTAAGCCAGATATAGAAGATCAAACGATCTATGGTGTATCAAACCTAGCTGATGTACCGTTTGGTCGTTTAAAGTTTTTTAGAACAAATTCTGTAGGTCGACAATGGATACGACAATATGCGACAGCATTAGCAACAGAGCTTTTGGGCCATGTGAGGTCAAAATTTGCCTCTGTGCCTATCCCCACCGGTGACCTACAGCTGGATGGTGACAGTCTAGTTTCTCAAGGTCGAGAAGATCAAGGACGATTAAGAGATCAGCTTATAGAATTGCTGGACGGTTTAACTTATAGCAAGTTGCTGGAAAGCCAAGCAGCTGATGCTGAAAATATAATGAATTCTCTCAAGAAGATAGCTATGCCTCTTGGGAAGTCAATCATCATGAAGTAATTTAATGGCACGACTTTTTATCACACCACGCGAGATAGATTTTATTTCTGACTTAACAAAAGAAGTCAATAAAGACATTCGTGGACAAAAGATATTTTATTATAAGATTAGGGCAGATCTCACTAACGTCCATCCCGTGTATGAAGAAGCGCCAGAAAAGGTATTTGACCCTCCTATCGAAATAGATTGCGCTGTTGAGTGGGCTCCTCAAGAAATACGTACTAACCGCTTTGGGACTGAAGATCACTATAATATCAGCGCTTATCTTCATTATAGGGATTTAATTGATCGAGAAATTGACGTTGTTGAGGGAGATTACTTTAGTTATGGTGAGACATTTTTCGAGATCACACAAGTTGTGTATCAAAGTACTATTTATGGACAGGTAGAGTATAAGACGGGCGTCCAGCTCGTCGCAACACAAGCCAGAATAGGACAGATAGATAAGGATCCTATAGGTCCGACAGATGAAGGATATAGCGGTCCAGAGGCAGTGCAAAAGACCTTTATACAGCAGCGAGGATTCGCAGAAAACGCAGAAGGCCCTACGGGAGATGTAAGGGCATTAATAGAACAAGGAAAGACAGAGCTACCGCCTAAGCCAGCCCCAGCAGAGGTCGCTCCCGACGGAATCAGTTCTTCTTTTTATGACGAGAGTTAGAGATGGCTACTAGATACGACATTATTGAAAGAGTAATGGGCTCAGCAGTTGATCTGGGATACTCATCTACAGATATTCCTGATGATTTCACAATCCCCTCTTGTACTATAGAGGATGTAGATCGTTCTCTTTTTGATCTCTTCAACGAAGGGTTACCTCTTTTTTATACTTTCAAAAAAACCTTGAAGAGAGTACCAATTATTTTTGCCACTGGTGAACGGTTCGCATTATTAACTCGCAAAAAGCCTCTTAGAGATAAAAACAATGCCTTAATTCTACCCCTCATATCAATAATGAGAACTGGGATTGACCAAGCAAATGCCAAGGGCGCAGTCCATATGCAGAGTGGCCCAATAACTCTAGTAAAGCGATTGTCAAAAGATGACGCAAGATACCAGCAGGTTATGAATAAGCTGGGATTTAAAAATAGCGATGATATAGCTAACACAATTGATGAAGGTAAAGAGGGTCAGTCTGGAAAGCTAGAAACGTATCGTAAGGTACCAGGTACTTCTGAGAACCTTTTATCTGGTAGAGTATTAGATCCAAACCTTTCGCAAAATATAATGGAATTTATTCAGATCCCGCCGATCAAGCAATACACTGCTAGTTATGAGATTACTTTTTGGACGCAATATACGCAACAAATGAACAATCTATTAATGACTATGATGGGCGGATATACACAAAATCATCAACGAACATTTTTATTAGAAACAAAAAAAGGATATAGGTTCACGGCATTCACGGATGCAAGCTTAAATCCCGGAAATAATTATGATGATTTTTCTGACCAAGAAAGACTAGTAAAATATACATTTACGATCAGCGTCGCCGCTTTTTTAGTTGCACCACAAGGACCAGGTCTTCCATCTCCATTTCGCAGATTTATCTCTGCCCCTAATATGGAGTTTGGAATTGACGGCACTATCGACGACCTAGTTATTCCTACTCCCGCTAATATTATAAGCGGAGACCCAACTGATTTTGTTTTAGAAGATTTAGATACAAAGGCAGACGGCTACCCTGGGGCCGCAATTGCCTCGGATCCGAGAAAACAATTAGCAAAAAGAATAGCAATGGGGTTTCCTGGAGATTCAAGTATTATTTATGGAAGTTACCAGATAGGTGGGCAGAAGTCTGTGAATGATGAATCTATTTTAAATGCACCCAAAGTTTTGGTGGCATCTAAGGACCCGTTTACAGGTAAAAATAAGAAGCAAGCCTATGTTATAAAAGGCAAGACAACGAAGCAGGGAGAGACAGTTTTTCGACAAAGCAATAACCCCGCTGGAGGCGCAACTAAGGACTTGGGAGAAATTACATGAGTATTCCCATGGTATTTAGTAGAAAAACAAAATAGTTATTAGTGTTACGACTAGATCTAGGAGACTTATCACATGGCAGAACAGACATTTAGATCACCCGGCTTCTTTGAGAGGGAGATCGATGCAACTCAGAGGCAAACAGGCGTTGTAGGCGTCCCCGCTGGAGTTATCGGCACCGCAGAGAAGGGCCCGGCCTTCGTTCCCGTTACAATCGGGTCTTTCGCGGATTTTAAAAATCGGTTCGGCGAATTAGACGCAGACAGGTTTGGACCTTATGCATCTCACTTCTTTTTAAAGAACCGACCGGCTCTTACGTACTTGAGGGTACTTGGCGCCGGCGCAAATGAAACAATCACCGATATCCAAAATACGGCTATCCTTGGAGTTGTTAAAAATGCTGGCTTCGTTTTAACAGGAAGCACGGATAAGCTTACGGTTGGCCCAATAGTAGGTCCGAAAACAGTGGAGTCCGCTGGCGGACGACAAGGCTTGGGTCGACCCACATTTATAGCTGCCGTCCATTCTTATGAGACGACAGGATCAAAGGCCAATACGCTTAAGGGCTGGCCGATCCTAGCAGACAATCCTAGTATCTATAGACGCGTGATTGTCGATAGTGGCAATGGACTATCTGATGTAAACTTGATCCGTGGTATGATTATGCCAGCCGCTGGCACTCGAATTCAAGTACTTGATATAGGGGAAACATGGTCTTCACGTTTAGATTCTAATGCTTCTGCTGGTACAACCGCACCCGCAGCTTCAGCAAAAAGGCAATATTTCAAGATAGCTATATCTTCATCGGTCGGTGCTACATTCTCAACAGATGTTGTAGGTAGTCCCGGTGTCGCTGTAAAGACAGTTACTCTTAATCCATCTGATCCTGCGTATATCGGAAAGGTCTTAAATACAAATCCTTATCAGTTCGCAAAAGAAAAACATCTTTTATATCTTGATCTTCCTATTGAGGATGAGCTAGCCCACGTAAGCGCTCAGATAAGAGCAATCAGCGTTCTTACAGGATCAAGCAACACTGGTAATAATGGTCTAGCTGGCTTTGATAAAAAGTTCGACGCTTCTTTTGGACGATTTGATACACGCTATACAACACCAGCTTCACCATCTATCATATCTCAGCCATTCGGTAATATGGAATATGACTTATTTAAGAT